CTTCCTGCAGGTTATATCTTCGGTAAAGGTCAAGCTCATGCCAAGTTCTGGGAAGTGGACCGATTCAATGGCAACTGTGACATGTTACACTGGAGAACATTCAACCCATCACCTGACGCGCCAAGCATGGGGCAGGCTCCTGTTCAAGCTGGTGGTGCTAGTGCTGACCAGATGAACGCGGCTTCTAAGTGGAGATATAATACATTCAAAAACAATGCCGCGCCTTCTGGTATTCTCTCAACTGAGAAGGATATAGACAACACTAAGCGCAAAGCCTTAGAGCGCAGTTTGAAAGAAGGGCAACAAGGAACTGAAAACGCAAGGGATATAATGCTCTTAGGCGGTGGACTGAAATGGCAACAAATGGCAATGAGCCCACAAGATATGGATTGGTTACAAGGCACTAAGATGCTAGCTCAAGAAATCGCTTCAGTTTTCAGAGTTCCGACACAGTTGCTAGGTCTTGAAGGTTCTCAAACATATGCTAACTATGAAGAGGCTAAACTTGCGTTCTGGCTTCAAGCGGTATTGCCTAAACTTGACCTGTATGTGAATGAGCTAAATCGTTGGCTTGCTCCTGAGTTTGGCGACAATGTGAAGATATGTTATAACAAAGAAAGCATTGAAGCCCTTGAACCTTTGAGAAGGGAAAAGAGGCGAGAACTATTAGAGACTTCTGTATTAACTATTAACGAAAAAAGGGAATTATTAAGTTATGAGGAAATGGACGAAGACGAAGCCTCGACGCTCTTCATTCAACCGAATGATATACCATTGGGCGCGGATTTTTTAGACGAAGAAGACCAGACCTTGCAACAAGCCGCTAAAGCTTTGATGAAGCTAGAGGGCTTAGACTACAAAGACGCATACCAAAGGGCCTTTGAGCTTAGGCAAGATGCAGACGAAAGCGAGCTTTAGTAGGGCAAAGCAAGGGCGAGAGTTCGCCCAGTTTGAGACACTTGAGAAACGACTTGAGCGTTGGTCGATGCCAAAGATTCGAAAGGACATGAATGAATTTGCTCGTAATATTTTACGCGATTATCAAATTGGCGGTCTTGAGCGCGTTAGGAATATATCTGTTGAGGAAGGGTCCAAGAAGCTAGAGCAGGTTCTGTTAAACACTTACGACAAGACTATCAAAGAGTCTATTCGATTGCTCAAAAAGCAGAACCCTAAAGAGGCTGAACAAGTTGAGTTGATACGAAAGGGCTTAGAGGATAACTACAAGAAGCAAGCTAAGATTGCCGCAAAGCAGGTCATGAATGGGACTTATAACAGGGTTAAAAAGATTGATGATCAAGATATAAGTCACCAAGACAAGCAAAAGGCTATTCGTAAAGACCTGAGAAAGACAAACTCTAGGCGCTCTCAGTTAATCAGTGAGACAGAAATTGGAAGCGTTACAGCTGAAGCGAACGACGATGTAAACAAGAGAATCTTAAAAGGCTCTGCTATGAAGGTCTGGGTAACTAGGCGAGATTCTAAAGTCAGAGACCCTCACCAATATGCTGAGGGGCAGACAGTGGATGCAAGAGAAAACTTTGTAGTCGGTGGTGAGGAATGTCCATATCCAAGATATAGAGGACTTAGCGCCGCTAACCGAATCAACTGCCGCTGTCGCGTTAGGTGGATTAAGATATGAAATTAAAATCGGTGTCAACAACAGACGGACAATGGGTAGGTCTTGAATTTGAGCTGCCAGATCCTTTAATGAGTGGCTTTGGGTTTCCTGTCACGGACGACATCGTGTTTGATGTTGAGCACTCTAAGCAGTTGCCTAATGGTGACTATATGTACTGGAATGCTAACTACATTGTTGTGGCTAGGGAGGTGGGCTAGTGGCAACTTACACAGTATCAGGAAGTAGGCTAGTATGCACAGGTACAGATATAACGAGTGCTGATTTAAAATCAGCAATTGATTCAAATCCATCAGTAGGTACAGCCACTGAGATAGTATCGTCAAATAACAGCCGAGCCACTTATATATTTAATGCTGAAATAAGTATCGGTGATAATAACACTGCATCATTATGGAACCCGCAAAACGAATTTATCCAAATTATAGCTGACCAATTCATAGTAAATGGCAATAATGCAGAATTGAGAACAGGTAAACTTGATACAAATAGCAAGGCAGAGAATGTTGTTGCATTCTGTTATGCGTCATCTAACAGCAATTATGACAGGTTTAAGTTACAAAACGGTGGCAATTTAACTATATATGGCGGATTTTTCGCGGTAACAGGCGTAAACTCATCCAAAGGTCGTATTGAACCCTCAGCTAATTCTACAGTAGTCATTCAGGACGCCGATTTGGAAATCGAGGACGGTATAGGTACTGCGGGTGGCTCATCGCTTTCAGGTCACACAATCAATTACAAGGGTTGTCGATTCCACCATACTTCCGCAGTCGGAGTAAAATTATATAATCCTACGTCTGCTACCCTTGAGAAAGTTAAGATTGAATCGTGTACTTATGCAATCCAACCAGGCGCTACTCCACTGGTTCTGCGTGACCTTGAAGTTGACTCATGCACATTTCATATTGTTCCAAATGTCTCCAATAGCGATATGACCTTCATTAACCCTGACTTTTTGACTCTTAGGGCTGCTTTTTCAAACTCTTCTGACATTACTAGGATAGCTTTTAGGTACGATTTTAAGGTAACAGACTCGTCAGGTTATGCCATGTTAGGGGCAGAAGTTTACATCACTGACCAAACGGGTAGCGTTGTTGTAAACACAACCACAGATGTTAACGGTATTGTTAATTCTAGCCTACCTACTTACGATGGCACAGTATGTCTACAAAACTCCACGTTTGCAGGCAATACAAAAACCAACAGGGAAGAACATGCAAGGTCAGTGTACAAATACGGTTTTTTACCTAAAACCGACACAATTACAATTAATCAAGATACGAAGGATTTTGTTGCACTATTGCCAGACTCAAATATAACAGAGCCAAACAAAACGACCGTCGATGCTTATACAGATATTGATACTGTTGCAAAATTTTACGACAGAGCAAATTCTTATTTAAAAGATAACTTTGGAACGTATCTTGATTTTATTGTCACTCGATCAGGTAATCAAATATATGCCGGTGCTTACAATGTAACAATAGACGAAACAGCCTCATCCGCTTTTGATATAACAGGTAACTTGATAACAATCAACGCAAGTACATTTATTGGTGACATAATAACTACAGGTCTTATTAATTTTGCAAACAATGAGTCATTTATTGGCACATTTACCGATGCCAACGGCACAACAACAGTTACAGAATTGACGTTGACAGGCTTGCAATCAAACTCTGAGGTCAGAGTTTACCAAGCAGGGACAACAACTGAGATAGATGGAGTTGAAAACAGCGGCACTACATTTTCAACTACAACGATAGAGAGTTCAGTTGATGTAGTTGTCTTCAATGTTGGCTATGTCCCTGTCAGACTTTTAGCGGTTGATACATCATCTAATGTCACGCTGCCAATCCAACAACGTATTGACCGAAATTACAATAATCCGTAGGAGTAAAAGATGAGTCTAAAAATAAAAGGTTTTGAAAGATACTCTGTAAGCGAATGGGGTGAAGTCTTTGGGATCAGAGGTAAGTTGAAACCCTGTTTCGATAAGCGTGGATATAAAAGAGTCTGGTTATATGATTCTGAAGGCAAAAGATTTGAGAAATATATCCATAGACTTGTCGCTGAATGCTTTGTAGATGGTGACAAGTCTTTGACAGTAAACCACAAAGATGGAAACAAAGTTAATAACCATAAGTCAAATTTGGAATGGATTAGCAATGCTGATAATTTAAGGCATTCTTTTGCTGAAGGATTAAGAGACACAAAGAAGACATGGGCGACAAGAAGAAAGACTAGGAATGGATTTAGGCTAGTACCTGATGATGTTCAAAGAAAAATAATTGAGGACTACTCTAATGGATCGGTATCTCAAAGAGAACTCGGAAGAAGATATGGTGTAGACCGAAGCACAGTAGGCAGAATTATAAAAATGGAGCAAATCGCATGTTAATCACAGATCCAGACGACCTAAACCAAGGCACAGAAGTAGTCATCAGCACAAGCGCGAAGACGATTCAGCTTGTAGCGACTGGCAATTTGTCTACTGATGGTGTGACGTTGCAGTGCCTGTATTCCTTCTTGAAAGAAGAATGGCGTAGTGAAGCGGCATTGATACCTTTCCAATTTCCCATCGAGGCTATCACCGCTGAAAGTTTTGAGTGGCTAGACGGCTGGGCTCCTGCCGATGCAACAACAAGGAATCTGATTCGTACCGCTGGATGGTCAGAGCGAAACAGTTCTGGGAATATCATTGCTATGTACGCAGGCATCATCTCACTAGGTACGCTAGGAGGCTCAGACCAGCCCTACTACGACAACACAGGTTCAGTCACAAACTTTACTTACACAGGTCCAATCAACGAAGCCATACAGATTTTAAGCGACCCCAATGGCGATGGATCTTATGGTGATGGGTTTGATCGAAGAAGCTCTTTAACTATATATGCTAGAGAGCAGGCCAAGTCTTATGCTGTTTCTGACTTAGCTGGCATCGGTGTAACGTCTTTGGCTTCTCAAGCTTACCGATTCCCTCTTGCCAATGCTGCTGATCTCAAAGTGACAGAATCAGACGTAACAGTGGACGCTTACGGAGTCACGATAACATTCCACAACTCAGCACAGTCGAGGACTATAGGTGGAACAGCTAGAGACTTTGGAATCATCATCGACGGAAACAACAGAACCGCTGAAGAAATCTATATGGCTGTTCAGTCTGCTCTTCGTAAATCTACTGACATTGATGACGATGCTTCTACTCTTGTTGGTCAACTTGCGCCCGAACTTCTTGAATTTGTTGGAGATACACTTAAAACAAAATTTGCCACAAATCCAGAAGCAGGAGGAGGGGGAGTATATATCGACAACTTTCAGTCTACAGATCAAAACAGATTAACATTTCAGGACAACACAAACACCGAAAGAACTTTTCCTTTTGTGTCTTCTGGTGTTTTAAACTTTAACGCCAACCTGCAAAATGACTCAACGTCGATTTACAGAATGTTCTTCACGACAAACCCTGCTGGCAACTTTGGCACTTCTAATGCTGTATTGGTTGACGACAATAGTGGCGCTGACATATCTGGTCTTGTTTCTGGTAATTCTTCTATAGCTTTCGACTTCGACTATGAGGGCAATGTTCAGGGAGGCAGGACTGCTAACACTGATGCAGACGTTACCATTGTGGCTATTGGAACAAGTGGGGCTCAGTATGTTGTTGCTACTGGTACGATCACTAGAGCTACTGGATTGACTTTTGTTCTATCTAGTGCACTTGAAAGAAACTATTTGAATCCTTAATGTCTTACACGTTCGACATAGCGAATAAAATTATCCAGCTCACGACTACAAATGAGCTGGATATGCTTGACTTGTATAGTCGATGGAAGGATGCTGTTATTTCTAGCATAGCCAATGCTGAGCAAGCTATGAGGGTTATTAAAGAGCCTTTGGCTGGTTCTACTTTCATTGGTCCTTATTATTTTATCATGAATGATTGGAGAATAAGGCCGCTTGATACGACTCATGAATTGGTTGTGGCTGGAACAGTTGTTCAAGACGCTACTTCTAGTCTAACTCCTTTCAAGGTTGATGACCTAACTAACAACGTGCAGATAGTTAGAACTGTAGCAACTGATGTTCAAGTTGTGGAGAACGCTACCGCTGAAGAAATCGCTACCGCTGTTTGGGCTAAGGAGATAACTTGACTACTTACGGGGATAAGCTGAAGGACCAAAGTGTTTTTGATAGCGGTCCAGCTTCTTTGCTGTTCTTAAATCCTAAATTCGTTGACTCATACAGCGAGGACGCTGTTTTGTCTATTGCTGACGATGAGGCGGTCATTTCTATATCAAGTGACGATTCTGCACTTTCCACAATCTCTGATGAAGTTACAATCACCATTGATTCAAACGATTCAACTATTTCAATCACCGACGACGAAGCTCAATTATGCCTCTAAGCCTTACATACGGACGAACGAAGAAGGACATTTCTATAGACGTGTCGAACTTCCTAACAGTCAACGGGCTGGATATAGCAGACAGAACAGCGTTGATTTTTATGCTTAAAAGCGATAAGCTTGCCGCTGATGTAGATGCGGAGTACAGCATAACTGAAGGCGCGGATTTATCGGTAGCTGGGAATATCATAACCGCGAGAATCAATGACTTCTCTTCTATATCGGTTGGGCCTACTTACTTTATCGGCTTAGGTATTCAGTTCTCAGGTGACACTATTTACAGAGAGATACCTCTAGGCACTGGCGATATTATCTTTACACAGGATATTATCAGAGGTTGAGCAACGTCCCACAATCTAAACGCCATCAGCATCTAGCAGGGTCAGGCATTGAGCTAAAAAGTGATGACTCACAGTTTGATGTTGTCACATGGCGAGAGGGTGTTACCACTTTGTTGCAAGACATTGATAACAACACCGATGAAGTAGAGGGCAAACTTGATATTATTATAGGTCATGTTGACGAAATAGAGCCTAAGCTTGATATTGCAAACGCCAATCTGGATTCTATTGAGCTTCTTATAACAACATCTAACCAGATTTTACAGGACATAGATGATAACACTGATGACCTAGAGGCTTTACTAGGGACAACCAACGGGAGCCTAGCAAATATTGAGTCTTACACAGATGGGCTTGAGGTTCTTATAACTTCCACTAATACAAAATTAGATGGGCTTCAAGCCAGTTTAACCGCTATAGATGGCAACACTGATGGGCTGGAAACGCTTCAAACATCTACAAACACCAAGCTTGACGAAGTAAAGGCAAAGCAAGATGCGCAACAAACTGCACTTGATGAGATAGATGCAAACACTGATGGCCTTGAGAGTCTACATACAGACACAAACACAAAGCTGGACAGTGTTATATCTGAGCTCCAAGGAACTCTGACAGTCATAGCAACTTTTCATAAAAACATTCATCTTGGTCGGTCTTTTATGGCTCATCATAACTCAAGCTCTTTAGCTAATGGCAGTTCAATAAATGCCTATTTTGAAACCCCTGCCTCTAATGCTCCTCATATTATTTTTGACATTCACGGGAGCGGAGCTTTTGACTTTGAAGTTTTAGAAGCCCCAACTGTAACATCTGCAACAGGAACAGTCATCCCCGTTTATAACAAGAATAGGGACAGTTCTACTAATTCAGGC